CGCTCGAGCTAGGTTGTTATACTCTCCCTGTGAGTACGGCGTGGGCCGATTAACATTATACTCGTCAGAGTTCGCAGTGCAACCACCACGACTACCACCACCCCCACCAGGTGTCAGGCCTCTTATTTACCGCCTCGTCGCCTGTAACGAGAACGGGAACATCTTGTATCTAATGCCTTGTTAAGGGCACCGGAGCCAGTTTGTTCGAGACGGGCTCACCACGAATTTGGGAGGTTCGTGAAAGGATCGAGACTGGAGACACATCCACGGCGGATGTGTATTCAGCTACCTCATCAAGACGCTTATCCAGCGTCTCTTTCCTCTCCTTCACCTCTCGGAATACAGAAGCTTTAGGCTTGTTGTACACCGCACCACCCTTACGGCAAAGACCCTTGGCAGGAACCTTTGTCTTATGGATGAGACCAAGTTTCTTGGCGATAGCCTTCAGCATCTCTTGGTCCTTGGTCATCGTTGTCGATATCCAAGGCAGCATAGCGATGCCGAAGTCCAGTTGGGACATCGTCGGCGCAGTTCCTAGGGTGTCCACATACAGCGACGCGGTCGGTGCGTCAGCAGCTGTAATTTCCATGAAGAACCAGCCAATTACCTGTTTTGCATCAGATTGAGCCTCCCACCACTGTTCGCTGATCGATCCAGCAGTGAGCGCCCAGTTCGGTACTGTACCAGTGAAACCGGTACCAGTAGCGGACCAAGAAAATAAGTAACAACCCTGTCCAAGCGGTAGATATTTGCCATCTACGGGTTCGATAGGGATATTACTCCACGGCTCTACGTCTGGCGCAGTGCCGAATGGATGGGCGTAATCTACGCCCGTACTGCATTCGGCAAGAGAGCCAGTTCCCGTCGTGACTGATGATCCCATCTGGGGAATGAACAGCTCTAGCTCGTACTCAATATACATCGAGCCCGGGCTAGCGACATTACCTTCCACATCAAGGATAATCAGCCGTCCCTGATAGCCCAACCGCTCATCAGGGGACTGCTTCGCATCCACGTAATAAGACAGAGCAGGATCGATGTTACGCAGCGCCCAACTGTAAGGCGCATAAACGTTAGTCGAGACTGCTCCATATTGCGACGCGGCAATTTGAAGCAAGGTCGCCCCACCGCCAGCCACAGGATCCTGAGACACGTCCATCTGGACGAAGCCCAGCAAAGATCCTGGGGTTGTCGCGGGACAACTTGGGACGTAGTTCAAGCTACAACGAGTAAACTTGAATTTCTGAAACAACGATGCTATTTTGGCCATTCGAGTAACAGCCATCGACGCCGGGTTCAACTTGAGATCGAACACGACATCACCTGGATTAGCACCGTCACCAATAGGGCCAAGTAAATCCCTACCAGTGTATCGGATTGCATTGTGCATATCACCCAGCGCTTTGCCTGTTGGGGCAGTTGCTGCAGTGACACCAGTTGTAGCTAGAGCAGTGTTGCCCAAACCCAACTTGAAACCTCCAATCGACAATCCAGCGGACCAGTTGCCGCCGGCCTTCGCCTCCGAAGGCCTTTCGCCATGCGCTGCAAACGGACCCTTCCGTTTTGCAGCAGACTTCTTCAACTTCTTCACCATTTCCTCTAAACGGGATCCCTGGAGGACAGGGACTGTACATGAGTAAGCACCTTTCGGCGTCGCCGTGCAGTCTCTCGGCATTTTGGTTAGCACGGAAGTAACCGTTTTGGGACACTACGCTTACCACCCCGTACGTTTAGGTACGATGACCACTCAGTTTAACGTCATGAGTTGGACGACCACGACTACCATGAACAGTACATATCCCAGTTGTACATCCAGTCGGCACTCATATACGATAGCACGACTGGGTCATTTATCGCAGAATCATCGTTCTTCGTGCGAAAGTAGTCTTCTATGTAAAGTTGGTCACTAACAAGCATACCAAATTCTCTCTCCACCAAAAGACGGGTGGAAAGATCAATCGGCTTCCTGATGCGATCCCATAACAAATCGCCAGGAGCGACTGACCTGTGCTTCCAGGACTTCTCAAAGCGTGGTTCTAGATGCGAAAACAGCCTCAAACCATACAATGCGAATTCCCTTGCCACAGGACAGCCAGGTACCTCATACAATAAAGACAGACATTTTGCTAAGCCCAATTGCCTCATCAACCTATCTGAACCTACTATAAGTGGAGAGTGGGACCAACCAACGTGGCAAAGAAGCCAACATGGATCAATCACATTTTCACGAGGTGAGCACTCAGCTGAGTACATCATCCCGCAAAAATTACTCTCCCCGAGGGACCGCCTGATAGCAAGTTTTACCTCGAACCCCACCTTAGCGAAAGATGCCTTAGTGGGCACTGGACCGTAAACGACAAACAATCCATCATCCCCCTCAACGACACCATGACAGCGCGATCCAGATGAACGGCAAACGTACTGCATGATCATGAGGTTGGTAAAACCATTACCTAATGAAGTGCACATGTCACCCGACATGCGCGACCCAGAAACACTGACTGAGAGGTTCCTAAAGTTACACTTATTCATCCCTGCCAATGCGCGAGAAACGAGTTTAATAAACTCAGCACCACCACACACCAACCTGGACATGTAAGCATACAATTGGAATTCAACAGCCCGTAAAATCTCTGGAGTCATATGTGCTTCAAAAGCGGTATGATCAGTCTCTACCACGTACCCCCCCTGCGGACTGATAGACTCTTCTATATAGCCGGGCCTATCTGGTAGAGGTATGTGCTTAATAAATTCAGGTCGAGAAAATAACTCCTGCTCTATACATTTAAATATAGGACCAGTCATTACCTTGAATTTATCGCTGAGGGAATTTATGCAACGAGCATGTTTAAACGTTTCGTAGCATTCTGTTTTAACAAAAC